CTGGTTAATAAACACACCACCCCCAAACTCATTGTCTAGAGGCGTGTGTTGATTTGATCCAACTCCATCTTAAAATAGGCTAGTTAACTAAGGGAAAAATAGTGACGCGTACAACTCATCACTGAAAAACCTTAATTAAAAGTTTATAATAAATGTTCGTCAAAAGACGAGTTGAATCGCGTCAAAGATAATATAATCTAACTATTATCCGGTGGCACCGCAACCACCTGTGTTTCATCTTCACTGCAAAGCCCTAATTTCCTAGAAGGGTTTCGCAATGCTGTTACTACACTATGTAACAGATTTTTGACTACGCATAACTTTGCGTAATCAGGTGTGCTCATGAATACTAAATACTCTGAGTGAGAAAACACAACGAAAATATATTCATTATGCACACCATTATCTAATGCAGCCATACAATATTTCTGTACATCTTCATAAGATAATTTTCTATTGACATTTTTAAACTCAATTAAAAGGTTAATGTCAAAACCTTTTAAAATGGCGTCTGGTGTTAAATCATACCACAACCGTTCAATAGATGCAACTTGCCAATGCAACTTGCACGCTATCTTGAAAAATTTCATTATTATCGGATTAAAAATATCAACCAATAATTGCCCAGCATCCCACGATGCAATGGTCATATTATAGGATCGAGTCCTACTTTCAATATTGTCAATGAAATATTTTCCAAGATAATCTCGATAATTTGCATGTAAACATTGGTGAAATATTACATCTTGTTGCGGAGTAAAAACTGAAAAACAGTCAAGAATCTGCCAAACAACTATCAGAGGTATGGGTAACATATTTGGTCTATCACTATACAATTTTTGCACTAAATTAGGACCAAAATACCAATGATTTTCCATCTTATATCCGTGACCCAGCACAAAGCAACCACGATAAACTTGAATGAAAATACTAGATATAGGTTTTCTCAAGGTTAATATCAGCATATTAAACAAAGACTTGTCACAATTGGCTAAAACGTAATCGCGAATCACATGTAAATATTGCCCGTAAGTTGCTAAATACTCTTTAGCCTCCTTCTCAGCACACTCGTTAAAAAACGGGCTGCAAGTAAATTTGCAGGGCATGGATCCAGACATCGCAACGGCTTGGACCTTAGGTGTTAATAAACAAAAACGAATTAGCTTGTTATACCAAGCCAACGACTTTTCTTCTTCAAAAGACATTAATTGCTTTTCAAATAAAGAACGTAATGGTTTAATGCCCGTTCCAGCTGCAATGGTATCAAAATTGGAATTGATGTTGTTCACAAAAGAATCTTGTGATGTTAGATGTGCTTGCGCATTCTGGACTTCTTGCTCTATCATTGTCATTATAGTCATATGTTCAAATGGTTTAAACACAAGTCCTTCATCATAAGTATAATTTTGCATCATCTCTGGCGTATGCATAGATTCTTTAATATGACTTAAAACATGTGTAAATCCTGGTAACACAGTCCAAACGGATGAAAATCGTCGAAATATGGCACTCCCGCATGTCATATAATTGCCGATAGAAAAACTATCAACACGCCTATTTGTTGTCAAAATGACCAAATCGACATCTATATAAACATTACCCTTCATCTCTACATTTGGGTTCAAAGCTGTTTTACGAATATTATTAACAAAATCAATAATCTTGCGCCATGGATTTAAAGCTGTTGGCATGCCAACCTTTTCCGCATCGATATCATCAAAAATGACAACTCTGTGGTTCGAGCGAAATTCCGATTGGT